CGCGTCAATGATGGAGGCTGTTAAAAACCACATAATTCCGGCTTTGTTGGCTGCTATTATGTTCATAGTAACGCTTCCTTTCATAGAGAGCATTATGCGGTATTACAACAGCTATAGCCCGGCTATCGAATGGAAAAGCGCCAGGGCTGTAACCCCAATGGCGCGTCCCGGTGGAGTGCTGGAAATTGAATACGTAATGAGAGTTAACAGACAGTGCCCTTCTGATCTTCGTGGATTTCTCGTTGCTCCGGATGGGACCGTTCCTGTTCGCATGCCCACCACCACTGGTGGTTACACCAGACCTAGTTATGAATGGAGAAAGGTTCCTGTTAAAATTTTAATACCAGAGAAGTCTGATAACGGTCTTGCGCCGCTGGAGAGTGGTGAATACAGATACAGGACCGTAGCCACTCGTTACTGCCCAGAGGGCGTAGAACAGGACGCCCATATCCCTGACGTATACTTCACTCTGGAGGTAAAATGAGTAAGGCGCTGTTTGCTTTAGTACTTTTATCTTCCCCAGCTGTGGCGCATGAATGGTATGATTATGATTGCTGCGATGAGAGGGATTGTTATGTTCTGGACGACACAGCCGAACTCAAGGAACTTCCCGGTGGTAAGTGGCAGGTTAAGTGGAAGTCACCTCTGACCGGACTGATCATAGAAGGCATAGTTCCAGCCAGGGCGGTGCGCGATTCTCAGAACCACGAGCTTCACGGTTGTGAAATACCCCATACAACCACTCCACGTTGCATTTACATCCATAAGGGAGTCTAATGAAACAATTATTTGATACTATACGTCCTACACTTGGACCATTAGCGCAGTCTCAAGTTGACGGTATTGAGCTTATTGTAAAATCAACTCGGCAGCTACCTTTAAAGCACAGGGCCTATATCCTAGCTACTGCTTGGCATGAGACGGCAAAGACTATGCAGCCTATTGCGGAGTTTGGTAAGGGTAAAGGCAAAAAGTACGGAGTGCCCGATACTGTTACTGGACAGATTTACTATGGACGCGGTCACGTTCAGCTTACATGGAAAGTAAACTATTCAAAGGCTGAAAAGAGACTGAAAGAGCTTGATCTAATTGGTAAGCATATTGATTTTGTCAATAATCCTGATCTTGTGCTTAAGCCTAATATTTCAGTTCAGATTCTTGTAGCTGGTATGGCCGAAGGCTGGTTTACTGGTAAAAAGCTTGCAGACTATGACAATTACGTTGATATGCGCAAGATTGTAAATGGTAGGGATAAGGATACGCTTATTGCTACTTATGCAGAAGTATTTGAGGACGGTTTGAATGCACTTCAAAAAGAGCCTGCTCCTGTGCCTGAACCTGTAGAACCTGTAGAACCTGTAGAACCTGTGGTATTGCCGCCCGCTGCGCCACCCAAAGGCACGGAGAAGAGTATTGCAGCTTGGATTATTGGCGCCATCCTTGTTGCATTTGCAGCTCTTGGTGCCTGGTTAACACAAGGAGGCAACTAATGAAGCTTGTACCGGATTGGAGAGATGCTTGGCGTTGGTTTTCAGTTCAGGCTTTGGCAGTTATTATAGCCTTGCCTGTTGTTTGGGTAGCATTACCAGCGGATGCTAAATCGTTTCTACCTGATAGTCTTGAGCCTTGGATACTTATGCTTATAGCCGTTGGAGGTCTTGTTGGTCGACTAGTGGATCAGAAAACTAAATGATTGCTATCATAGCTAAAATTCTTACTGGTGGTCTAACAGGTCAAATACTTGAGGCTTGGAAGCTTTATCGTGAGGGTAAGGTTTCTGAGGCTGAATTTGAAAGCCGTGTTGCTATTGCCAGTAAAGAAGCTGAGGCTAAGGTTGAAGAAGCCTGGGCTGAGACTGCCGCGAAAGTAACGTCGAGTGTACAGTCCACAGTTCGTGCTTCACAGGTTATTCAAAGGGCGTACGCTATAGTATTGTTTATTCAATTGTTTGTACTAGTGTGGTATCAGCTGGGAGCGCCAGCTTTTACTATTATAACGGGGGCAGCGTGGCCAGCCCCTATGGCATCAATAGAATGGGCGTACCTATTGATTGCTGCTATGATTGGGGCTGGTCCGCTGGTTTATAGGAAATAGGAGAGCATTATGCCTGATACTAATACAACAGTTCTTGGTCTTGTTAAGCCTGAAGTAGGCGCCTCTACTGATACGTGGGGCCCTAAGATTAATACTAACTTTGACGATATCGATGCTTTGTTCGATGCAGGCGAATATCTTAAGTTAGCTAAAGGGGGTACGGGGTCGGGTACGGCTGCTGGTGCGCGTACCAATCTTGGTCTTGGTACTCTCGCCACCCTAAGCACCGTCACGGCTACGCAGATTAGTTCTGATGCCGTAACCACGGCAAAAATCCTTGATGCCAATGTAACTGCTGCTAAGCTAGCGACCAACTCGGTAGAAACTGCAAAAATTACCGACGGAAACGTTACAGCCGTTAAACTTGCTTCCGACTCTGTAACTACTGCTAAGATTCTAGATAATGCTGTTACTACGACTAAAATTGCTGGTGCCAATGTAACACTAGCTAAGCTAGCTGCTGAAGTAGTGGCTTTCTTAATTCCAGTAGGATCGGTAAATCCTTACGTAGGCATATCTGCTCCCACAGGGTGGCTTCTTTGCTCTGGTGCTACTATTGGTAGCGCTACTTCAGGAGCTACAGCAAGGGCTAATGCAGATACACAGACTTTGTATGAGCTTCTTTGGAATGCTATGGGTAATACCGAGCTTCCTATCCAAGATTCTTCCGGTGTAGGAACTACTCGTGGTGCCAGTGGTGCTGCAGACTTTGCAGCGAACAAGAGGCTTCCCCTACCCGATCTTCGTGGCCGCGTCATTGCTGGTCAGGATGACATGGGTGGTTCATCTGCTAATCGTCTCACTGGACTTAGTGGTGGTCTTAATGGCGACACTATGGGTACTACTGGTGGTGCAGAGTCTCATACCCTTACTATTGCTGAAATGCCAGCCCACGATCATACTTTTACGTACAATAATGATGACGTTAATGGCAGTGGTGCCTCGTTCCCTTCCTTTATGAGTTTGACTGGGTTGACTAAAACTACTAGTTCAACTGGCGGTGGCGGGGCACATAACAATGTTCAGCCAACTATGATTCTTAACTTTATTATTAAATACTGATGGTATAAAATGATTGGGAAAAATATACCATTAATCTTGCCTCCGGGCATTAATTCTGATGTATCACGTTATTCTGCCGGTTTATCTTGGTGGAATGGCAATTTGGTACGTTGGAACGATAGTGATGTGCTTGAACCTGTAGGAGGTTGGCAAAAGTTATATTCTAATACTACACATGTTAATCCTATAAGAGAATTATTTTCATGGTCTGACAATAATGCCATAGCTTATATGGCTGCAGGTTCACTTACAAAAGCTACCATTAGAAAAATTAGTGATGGCACTACGTGGGATGCAACACCTTCAGATCTCACTTCAACACCGTCTGGTGCTGTAGGCTATGGTTCAGGTTCTTGGGGCACTGGTCGCTTTGGTCTGGATAGTTCTAACAATTCATCTGGTGGCTCAGATAGTAAGTTTGCAGTAGGTTACTGGACCTTTGACAGTTGGGGTGAAAACCTTATTGCAGTGCATTCTAATGATGGTCGTTTGTTAGAATGGGATCCAGGAACACCTACTTCTGATTTAGCTACTGTTACAAATGCTCCAGTTGGCAATAGACTTTGCATTACTACAGATGAACGCCATGTTATGGTTATGGGTGGAGCTAGCAGCCCTCGTCGTGTTAAGTGGTGCTCACGTGAAGACATAACTATTTGGACAGCAGCTTCTACAAACTCTGCTGGTGGTTGGGAGCTTGACACAACTGGTGAAATTCTTGCTGCTATTAAAGTACCGCAGGGTATACTTGTAGCTACTGATATTGATATTCACTTGATTGAATATATTGGTCCACCAAATTATTACTCTCGTCGTTTGATTACAGACGAAAGTGGTATTGTTGGACCTAAAGCCATAGCGCCTATTCCTAATGGTGCTGTACTTGCAGGGCTACATGCTTTTTGGATATTCAATGGAGGTATGGCTAAATTACCTTGTAGTGTTTCTGAATATGTATTTGAACAAGGTAACATGAATCAACCGCTTAGCTGTTTTATGGGTGTAAATGAACCTCACCAAGAAATTTGGTTTTTTTACCCTGGACTAGGTGAAGTCGAGGCTTCTAGATACGTTAACTTTAAATATGCTGAAGATAAACGTTGGTGGTCTAAAGGTATTTTAACAAGAACAGCTTGGCTTAATCCTATTTGGGGTAATTTACCTATAGCGGCTAATAACACAGATATTTATGAGCATGAACGTGGTTGGACTAATAATGGCACCGCTAGAGATGTTTACGCTGAAACAGGCGCTATAGAAATTACTGAAGGTGATAACAACATGACTGTTAAGCGTATCTTCCAGGATACGGTGTTACCTTCTGACTATGTGAGTGGTGATCCTATTCCTTACGAAGTTGAATTTGCACATGCTCGTGCGCCTCAAGGACCAGAAACT